GGCAAACTGTGGGTCACGCCATCCAACCGTATCCATACAGAAGTCTTTTTCAACGATGCCTTTGTCTGCGCCGATGTATCCAAACCTTTGACCGAGATAGCTTGTTATGGCGTTATTCCATATGTTTCCAAACACAAGAAAATACTTTGGATTATCAATCCTAAAATCAAGCATATTTTTGAAATACGCATCATCCACATACACAATATCATCATCAAAGCGTATGTAGATGGTGTTGGGGTCTGTGGTATAGCGATAATACTTGCCGGTATTAAGTTGCTTTGGCTCGGCAAATGTCTCATACGGCTCCTGCATGATGTCAAACACTTTGAAATAGTCTGACTTGAGAGAGTCTATATATGCAAGGTCATCGGGGGCTTGTGTATTTCTCCAAATATACACCTCATCTATCGGGTTGCCCTTGTATTTGAGAAGATAGTTTATGAGAACTGACATGCGTGGCTTTCGGCCTGCCGGAATAAAAGGGATTACACGATAACCACGATACATAGGATTATGAATACGAATAGGTAAGTAATGTCGGGTCGGTCGCTATATTGTCAAAATCTGAGTCTGCATCACACCACATCTTTGAGCCGGTTGACTCCTCAACACGCGCTATTTGCCACTTTGCATCACCAAGAGCCGTACCCACAGCCGCCTTGCAAATATATGTGTAGCCTCCACTTGAAACTATCTTTGTTTGCATCATGCTTGATAGCTTTCGTTTCAACGAAACACCATCAAACTCCAACAGTTCAATCGCGGCCACCCCAAACTCCTCATCAAATGAGAGATTTTGAATGTATTGCTCGGTGCGTGCTGTTTCTGACTTACCCATCCTATTGACCATATTTCATTGAGTTTAATTTGATATTGTCGGTGTCTCTTAAAAAGTTAATATATGCAGACACCTTAGAAAGCCGTAATACCGGGCGCTCGCCCTTCTGAATGCCTATATGCTTCTCGATTTCCTTGAGCCTGTGGCGAATAGCCCCTGCATCATCCACAATCTCACCGCGCGTCACCTTATCCTCAAAGTATTTGTTGATGTTTTCTGCCTCCTCTGTAAACAGAGCGCCCGGCTCGTTGTAAAACTTTGCCACATCAAAATACTCTGCGGTGAAGGGAACTTTGTGTGCGACTTTCCATGAGGTGAAGGGAACTTCAACATCAGCATCAACAGTTGCAGCAGGTGGTGATTTTGGTTGCTCTCTATGCGCTTCCTGCGCCGGCTGTGCATTTGACGTTGGTGTTCTGAATGTTGTGCTAACCATTTTTTTCGTATTGTGGGGTTTGGTAATTTTCATGTGACAGCACCCAATCTTCTACATCTTTTATGTTGTCCAAATCACCATCCATCCGATATTGAAATAGTGCTTTTCTCATCTCATATACACGCGGTGTGCGTTTGGCGATATGCCGCGCGATATATCGTAATTTTCGAGCTTTAACGGGTGACGCAGTGCGGATTTCGTTAGTTATCCACTTTAGCGTCTCCTCATCATCGGCCCGTAATGCGTCATAAATACTCATAAACTTACGAAGCAGAAGTTTCCTTCCGCTCCGTGTAGCTTATGCCTATAGCCCTGTGAGGCTCTAGAACTAGGCAGTTGCTCCAAACTTTGCCACATATCCCCAAGTCGAGACGAGGGTTTTTGCGACATAACTACCAGCCCATGACGCTAGAGAGAATCGGCCAGTTGCGTTGGCAGAGTCAATTTGCGTGTGTGGGATGATATAGAGTTTCGGTTGGTCGCCGTCTAGGTCGTATACACCAACTGCATCTGCACCATGAGCGTATGTGTGATACACAGTCGCGGTTGAAGATGTGGTTTTTACGTTAGCGGACAACAAGAATCGAAACCCGTACAACTCTCCGATTTCACCTCTGTAAAGGTCTTTGACACCAGAGTACGTCTTGGCATTAACCCAAGTCGAATCTGCAATCAAATCGGCCTTCACGTAGGGAGTAACCTTCCACATGTAGAATCCATCGGCGTACTTGCGTGCATAGGCAGCCTCTAAGTTGCGAGCAACTTTTCGGATGTTTGCAGCAGAGATAACGTCTGTAGCCGCAAGGTCAGTGACAGCCGCCTTTGCGTTAGCAAGATAGGCAGTCAGATTGTCGAGCTCGTTACGTGCCAATGTATCCATCGTTTCTCTCATGTTTTGACCGACAACAGCGATTTTCTCTTTGTTGTTCTCGTCAACTGAGGTAAGTGAGAGGAATCGTGAGATTTTTACTTTCGTTCCGTATTCAGACAGAGTGGCACTTACTTGTGCGCCAGTCAAGCTCACCTCTGATGGGTCAGAACCCTCAGTGAGTGGCGTTGTTGCGGCGGAAAGCGGTGTGTATCTGTTGAACACGATGGTTTTACCCTCATTCATAGAGCGTGACCGTTTTTGCAAGCCTTCCTCATAAATCTGCTCAAACTGATTTCTTTTGAGGAACACTTTTTCGTAAAGGGTCATCAACTCACCTGAAAGGGTGGTTGTGGTTTCTGCAGACATTGTGTTTCAAATAAATAAATTAACGGACTTTGCCGAGCTTCGCTTCTAGCTCCTCAATTGTCATGTCTTTTGCTTGCTTTGCAGCAGGCGCAGGCACGGGTGAGGGTCGGAGCGCGGCAGAGACTACGGCATCATTTATCTCTGCTTTTCTCTCCTCTACAGCCTTCTCAACAGAGCCCAAGTATGGCTTCATGTACGCGTCAACCAATTTTTTTACCGATTGATTCGGGTTATCTTTGACGGCGAGCCATACTGCCTGAGTGATAAGGCTGTTAAGTTCAGGGTTGTACTTATCCTTTTGATGTGGGTCAAGCTGTGGGTAAGCTCTTATCGCATCTTCCGCTTCTGTGTTGATTCGATTTGCCATTCGCTCACGCTCCAAAGTAAGTTGAGCGATAGTGGATGCTTTTTGGGCAATCCTTCTATCAAGTTCCGCCTCAGTAAGCGTTCGTTCCTCGCCATAGCTTTCACTATTAGCTGGTGTATTCTGACTTTGCGCCTGAACATCAGGCATAACCGGCTCTTGCCAGTTGTTCGTCAGCTCCGCAATCTTAGCTCGAAGCGTCTCAGCCTCTTGAGCGGCTGCATCTCTTTCATCAACAAGTTTGTGGATGCGCTTTTCCGCACCTGAAACTTTTTTAGGAGGTTGTTCCACCGATTGTGACTCATCGGGCAATCCCTCGCTCGATGCTTCACTCTCGACAACCTGCTTTTCTTCAACTGCTGGCGATTCAGTTGCGTTGGTTGCCTCAACGCTTATGTTTTCCGCCTGTTTTTGTTCATCCATAACGGATTGAAATTGTCAATCAGAGCTTTAATGTTGCCCAGCCGTACAGAAAGCCAAAAGTTAATTACTCTTTTAGCCTTCTCTCGACTAGCTTTGGCGTTGAATCTTCATTCTCGCCAATCATTACTTTCTCCATCCCAATGTAAAGTGCGTGCTGTATCTCACATGTTGTGCAGATGAGATACGGCCCTCTCTGTCTCCATCGGTGCGTTCCGGGTGGGATAAACTTGTATGCTGCTTGCATCTCCTCCCCCACATCTCCCTGTTGTTGCACCTTTTCTTCTATTTTTTCCTTCTCACCCTCATATTTGTTTGTTTCCTTCATGCTTAAACTCCTCAACTGCTAATACCGCATCGTCAACTTTGTTTACGATTGAATCGAGGAGTTGTTTTGCCATAACTGCCAATATCGTTGATTTCCCAATTTCCTCTGCCGTCTGTCCGCTCGTAACCCCCTCAGACAACTTTTGGTCAATACCATCTTTTAGCTTGGCAATATGCTCTTTCATAACAGCCCATCCGGGATGCTCATCAAGTGCCGCCAGCTCAACATCTTCGGGGTCTGCACCTTTTTGAACCTGCTCTGCTTTTTTCTCCTGCCTAAGCCATAGGTGCGCCATTCCCTGTGACGGCTTGATTGCCGATAGGTTCCGTGCCATAGTTTTGAGGTGTATTACCAACTTCTAATGATTCGACAAAATCCATAAGCTCTTGTGATTGTGCGGCAAAGTCAGCCTCATCTTGTTGTGCTTGCGCCATATCACGCTCAACATTCTTCTCTGCGGGTACAATAAACTCGTCTATCTTGTCCACGTTGTCACCTGCGATAGACTGTAAGAGCTTGGTGAAGCGTATTTCGGTACCCTCTTTTTGCTCAATAATGGGAAGCAAGGTTTGCCCATATTTCATAAGAAGCTCAAAAAGGAACAGTAAGTTGTCTTGCTGTGTCTTTTTATCTGTCGCATATGAGGAGCCCGGCACTATCTCAAAATCCCATGTAATAGAGCCCGTTTTGTTTTTAGGGATGGATATGTTACCTGTTTCAGCATCATACATTTCTGCCATTTCGGGGTACTTGAACACCATTTTTTCTGCTTCGCCCTTAATCATCGATATATTAACCTTGCCCGACTGTCTTTTTGCCTCCATGTTGATAAACTTGCGGTATACGTCTTGCAGATACAGGTCAACATAGAAGCGGTCAAACGCATCCTTGCTGTTTCCACGAATCTCCTGCATTTTAAGTGCCTGTGGTGTCTTTCCAAGTGTTGAATCTATCTCCTTGCTCACCGATGTGTCGGATGTTGAAAATAGATTCATGAGGGCCGCATTTGCGGTGTTATACAGATACTGATGTGTCTGTGCGCCTTGTGGATTGATACTCACCGACTTATACGCATTATCAAGATTCCCCCTCGCAAGCCAATTTGCGCCGGGTACCTTTCGTATTGTTGATTTTATAATCGTATCTGCATTGAAAAGTGCAGGGGGGAATAGAGAAAACTTGGCAGAATCCAGCGCCATATTCCATGCTGAGTTTATGGTCAACTGAAGTGTTTTTCCGCGTTCTGTGTCTGAAAGTCCAAAAAAGTCTGTGTCCATCGGGATACCATACTTACACACAACCGGTAGCTCCCCATCTTTGTTGGGGTTTTTCCTGTCCCTGAAAACAATACCTCCGGTGGTTTTCTTGCCGGATGTCGCAGAGGGGATATAGTCAACCCACCTGTCCCGCTCATACATTGTAAGCACTTCAAAATAGCCGTCAGCCTTACTTGGTGTGTCGTCTTTTCCACGTTCACGCTCAGATTTTGCATCGTCATCTCGTTGATGTTTGTTGCCCGACTTGTCTTGAATATACGCCATTACCTCTGGAAGGTTTATCCATCCATCTTTTTTGTCGAGACTCTTGAAAAATGAGGCGGGCTGCCATGTGCGTATGATGATATAGTCTGAGTCACTAAGAGATATTGCGCCAACTTGAGGAAAAACATCGCGGATGGGGAGAAGCCATAAATCAGGGCCTGTATATCCGTTTCGCTTCACCACCCAATCACACAGGGCAAATGACGTGCCATATATCTTGCTGTTGCGGTGCATAATGCGGTGCTTGAGCAGAAGGGGAAATTGTGAAGTTGCGTTTGGCTGTATGTATTTTTCGAGCTTCATGTTCATAAGAAGCGATGTAAGCTCATCATCTCGGTCAATAGGCTTTGCTTTGCCTGAGCCAAGCGATGCCATGACGCGCGCTTCTGATTCGAGAATAAACGTGGATACTCGGTGGTCAAACACCTTAGAGCTTGATTTGCTCGATAATTCATCTTTAACGACCCCCAAGAAGATGTTTTCTAACTCTGCCCAAATGTCTCTTTTTTGTGATACATAATCGTCTGCAGCCTTGTAACGCTCCTGTATGGTTTGTTCGAGTGATTTTGTGGACATACGAAAAGAGCCCGCCATTAAGCGGGCCCTCAAGATAATTTTCTAAATTATTGACGGACTATTTCAAACTATGTCATTGTATATGAAAGCGGTCTATTTTGTCAAGTACTCATCCATAGCTTCAGTTGATATGAAGCACTTGTTTTGTGCGTTAGCGGGTGCCGGAAACTCTTTGAGCACTTTGCGATACTGTACCCTATTATGCAGCACATATGGCTTTTTCTTTGCCTCAACATTTGATGGGTCATCAGTTGTCCACACTCTGCATAAAGCCTCATCACACTCAACGTAGCCATCAATAATGGTAACACCATCGTCAACGATTATTTTGGTTTGTTCGCATACCCTGTGTTTTTGCATATTTTTTACGCATCGACTTAGTAATTTGTAATGTGGGATATATCACCTTGCCGTCTTGAACCTGAAAGGCATAGGACATAGTCCCAAACTTGATTGTTTTGGCGTCTTTTTCAATGATTGCGTATAGTAACGCGTTGTATTTGTTCATAGGCTATTACCTCACCTGTCCACTCTTGGTGTTCCCTAAATGTAATCTCATCAATCATCCCCTCATGCACGCGAATATCAAAGGTGATGACTCCATCACGCACACGCTGTATCTCGCCCTCAATGTCATTAAATACTTCTATCTCCATACTGCTTTTTTCCAACATTTCAAGTGATAACTTCGATAATATGACTGCGCGCAGTCGCCAACGGACAAGTCTGTATCAACCCGATTTGACCGGTCAACCGCTCCGTTGGGCTTAATAACCACCTCTATGTCCTCTCCACAATGGGTGCAGGGGAAACCATCACATGCAGACTCGTTAGTTGAGCAGTCAGTGAATATGCCCCTGAGATGTTTCATTTAATAAAATACCTGAACTTATAATTCCTGTAGAGTGTCATATGGAATACCCATATATCCCGCCACAAAATACTCAATCTCATGATGTTCTGTGTTGGGATACTTTTTTTTAACGATTACCCCCACCTTCTTACACGTGTTAATGTTTTTTTCAGCAGAGACAAATGCTCGGTCTATAAGCATAATCGCCATTTTTGTCCAATCATTAAATTCTTGGTTATTTTTAGTGTTTTTCATACATAAAAGCCGCTTTTTTTATCAAAAATATTTTCATCAGGAAATTGGTCGTTGGGGTCATTAAGTGGCTTAGGTGCTTCGCATGATTGAAACATTTGATATGCAATGGCAAGCGACATAACCAAATCATCGTGTGAACCTCGCTCTGCTTGCGCTTTCCATAGCGTTGATGTTTGAACAAGTACAAACGAGTAGAGTTCTTGAATGGTTGTTTTGTCATAAACGCCAAGCGCCTTTTTGTCAATTACATCCTTCAAATCCTGAAGCATCTTGGGACGTGTGGTTGAGCTTGTATCCCATCCGTACACTGTGGGCTCGCTCCCGTCAATGGTGCCATACTTGGGCATCGCAAACAGTCTATACTTCTGAAGCAGATTGATAGCGCCTAGCCGGTCAATAAGAAACGCCCCACCATTACCCCGCTCAAGCGCGACAATGGGTTGAACTCTTGTGATGTCATAAATCTTATTAAGGCTTTCCGCAAGATGGGGGATGAAGTCAGAGGTTGTGGTCTTTGAATGGTAAACGATTGGCACATCTATCTTGGTCTTTGATAGGTATTGCGCTGCGGTATAGTCGCCCATCCCTGCGGCTGTATCAACCGCAACAACGATAAACTCACCTAATGCTAGTGTGCGATAGGTTCTAAACATAATTGGCTATCGGCTCTTTAGCCTGCTCCATGTAAACCTTTAATGACTCGGTATTGAAATATGATTCTCCTGAAGTCAAAAACGCTTCTTCCGGCGAGCTTGGATATTCCTGTGGATAGAGCCTTCCCAACTCCTTCTTTTTCTGCTCTAAAAATGCCTGTTCATACATAAGATTGGGCGGAAAGAATAGGGGATTGAACCCTGTTTCGCCCCGTACTGACTCATCCCAAAACTCCTTGAACTCATTAAATCCGTTAGCAGTGGTTTCTATAGCGACACGCCCTTCCGGTTGAACAGCTTGAAGCGCTGATGCCAATAGTAGCCGGAGTGATTTATAAAACGCTGCTTCTGACATGTGGAGGTTGCTTATGGTTTTTGACCTGCCAAACTCGGTATTTTCTGCAGTGCCAATTTGGTATCTTGAGCCAATGACTTCATTTGCAATCTCATATTTTGAGTTGTACTTGAGGGGTATTTTCATGCCGGTGATACTCTCGTAGCTTTTGAGATAGTATTTAACCCTGTCAAGCAACCCTATCGCATTATCTGAATTATCAGCCAACACCACCGAATAGCTGTTGTCTTTTAGCAAAAAATCTGCCATGAAAATGCCACCAATAAGCGATGAAAAGCCCATCTGCCGTGCTTTAAGAATGATGTCTCTGCCGGTTGCTTGTTCAACAAAGAGTTTTTGAGCTTTATTCAAGACATAGGGAACCTCTAGGCCTGTTTTGTCAATTATTCGCAAGCGTTCCTCTATGAACTTTTGGTACTTCTTATATACCATATGTGTTTTTCTCGTTCTGAATATAGGTATTTACCTGTATTGGTGTTGTATTTGACTCCTTCGTGTCTTTGGGCAACACCTTGTCCAGTATGTCGTTTGCTGCTTTGTTTCTATTCTCGGTTTTCCTATCTGCTAATTGACTATGAAGCTCTTTTGCAGCATCCATCGAAGCAACTTTAAGCATGGTTAATGTCTGAGCTGGTGCAAGCTGCGCAACCTCCTGCCAAATATCCTTAACTCTTGAGTAATATTTCCACCACATACGCTCAGTCAGTTTTGTTCGAGCGGTGAAATCCCTTCCAGCATCACTTACAAGCGGATTAAGAACTAGGCAGGTTATCGCTAAGCGCTCTTTGTCGTTTAGCTTATACCATGCTTCCATCTGTGTATTTGGTGTACTCTCAGTTTGTTCTAGTTTGTCCGTTTTCGTTATAGTTTTATCCTTCATTCTTCAAGACAAATTGTAACTTTTACAGTGGAGTCAGAGGGAAGTTTGGCGAGTTCAATTATCCGGCTGTCATCTGTTCGCAAAAGAAGTGTGTATACGTTGTCCAATGACACCGCTTTTCGTTGCTTGGTTTCAATTATTTCTGCGGAGAATGTGATGAGAGGTTGTTTCGTTGCAGACACTTAGGTTGAAGTCAAAAGCACCATATACTCATTCTACACTATGTCATATTGGTTTGCAATGTGAGATATTTAGGCCTATTATGATACACATGAAACACGCGCAAGTTTCAAGGAGAATTGCAAAGCGGATTTTAACACGCCTCAATGTGCTCCTGCGCCTCATTGAAAAGCTATTTAGCAATAAAAAGCCGAACGCCTGATTTTGTTTTCTCCAACTCAACCCTGAAATTGGGGATGAACTCTTGTGCGACTCTCCGTACACGCTCGTATACGTCATCCATATTGACAGAGCCTTCATTGACCGTTAAAGACTTGCTGACCTCCCGTAACGCTTGCTCATCCACCTGTATATATTTTGAAGAAGTATATATCTGCAATGCACTGGGCATAACTCTTACACAATTATATGAACAGCCTTCATGGTGGGTTGAGAAAATGCTGACATGGATCAAAATGAGGACGAAAGTTGAAGAGATTGAGGTAAAAAAGTGAATTGCGCTTGCAACATGGAAATTTGTATGCGTATAATGCTAAAGGTAGAACTATTGAAAAATACCTATACTATAGGTATAATACTTGATAAATAGGTGGTCTTGAAAAGCAGAAAGGCTCTACTGCGGGATGTAAGTAGTGTCGCGAAAGCGATGATCGAAAGCATCACGATGGGGAAATGTCGCTCCCCCAAGACCACAATTTTTTATATTTCTTTAGGTAAGGTCCGACATCTTCATCTGACAACTTGAATGCAGTCACTACTTCCATTTCAAGTCTCCCATTCTCTGACTTTTTCTGAAGCGAGCATATTACAAAATGTTCAGGATATTTCTTAGCAAAAACAAAGTCCCCTGTCGCGGTCGAGCTTCTGTATGCGCCTTAAAAGGTTTTGAGATATGACCGCGTACCTATCAATCTTATTCTTGGTATGTCTGATGATAAGCCTGCCACCCTTCACATCATCCCACGTTAAATTGCAAAGCTCTTGTCTGCGCACGCCGGTTGCAAGCAATGTTTCAATGATGGTGTCCCATCGTTCGTTCATATATTCATACGCCTTGTATCGTTTGGGGTGGCAGGTAAGGATGGCGCGTATCTCATCGGGGGTAAGGGTGTCAAAGATTTGTTGTTCAACGGGCAGGTACCGAATGTCAAGAAGCCATTGAATCTTAAGTATTTTGCCTATATGGTGGAGATACTTCAGGTAGTTGTTGATGGTCGAGTTCTTGTCGCCTTTGTTTTTGAGATAATCAAAAAATAGATAAACGTTGGTTTCAGTGAGTTCTTTGTCTATAAAGTATTGTTTTATTGCCCTAAAAACCCTATGGCACGCTTCCAGCGTCTCAACCTTCCTGTGTGCCTTGTATTGCAGATAGAGCTTAAAATCGCTCCAAGCAATAGGTATGCCCATACTTCTCATGACCTGTGGGGATGGTAGAAATTAACCACGTGCAGAGGTTATTTTACTTGCTCTACCGCTATAATCAAGTGCATGTATTCTACCCCTTGACAACACCCAAAATATTTGCAATAATGGCGTATTGACATTTCGCTTCACGCAATTTCTCGCAACAAAGTTGTGAATCCCGTCGGGACCGCAACTATGTTTGAAGATTGCATGGAGCACCCCAACAAGGCCCATGCAAGACGATTATAACACATCCAAACACTTCAAAGGCTTAATCGCCTCCCTTGAGCTTGCCAACTCTGCACAAAAAGGCGAGATTGTCGCCAAACTTCTACTCGCCAAAAGGATAACCGTTTCTGAGCTTTCAAAACTACTTGGCGTTGAGCGCGCTACCATCTATCAGTGGGTAAACGAGTTTAACAATTTTGTTAAAGGGAGAGGGGGTGAACAAACCACATGATTAAGCCATTCCCCACCAACTCACTGTACCGTATGCCCGCGTATTGGTCAGGCTTCATTAAGGGCTTATTAACCGGAGCATTTGCAGTACTTTTGGCTATCGCAGTGAATTGGAGCATAACCCATTGGAAAGCGATTGTCGTTACGATTCAGAATCCTGAAGTTGTTGCAGATTTACAAATTGACACCCGATTGACGTTAAAAAAATAGCTCTGTTGTCAGAGCCATCTTTGAACAATGAACATTTTATCACAAAACAAACCAATCGTAAAGTACTCGGTGCGTGAGCTTCAAACCATGCACACGATGTTGCACTACGAGCTTGTGGGTATTAACGAGCAACTAAAGGATAGCGATGGAGAGGATTTTGTTGAGCTTGCGGTGGCACGCAACAAGGCAAAGATGCTCTTTAGCTTTGTGAGCGGATTGCTTACCAATTACAACCAATTACATAACACCCTATGAACAACATTGTTTCGATTCACGGAAAACCATATATGACTGTGGCAGGGCGCGTTGAGGAAGCACACAAGCAGAACAAGCTCACCATATCAACCGAGATTGTTAGCATAACGCCCATTGTTTTCAGAGCAACTGTTACAACCGAAAAGGGCACATTTGTTGCTCACTCAGCCGCGTATCAAAACGGCATGATTGAGAAACAATCACCCTACGAGGTTGCTGAAACATCAGCAGTCGGGCGTGCGCTTGGCTTTGCCGGATTCGGCAAAGATTGCGGAGTTTTCAAAACTTGAGGCATCGCGGGCTATCGAGGGACTTATCAAATTACCAAATGTTTCATAAAAACATGCAACCATTTAACCCGATTGCTGAACACCAAAGGTTAAGGCAGATTGACCGAGAACGCAGAAAGCAGGCGATAGATGATGCAATACGATTTGCCAAGACGGGATTTATTAGGGAGCCTGTTAAAAGAGCGAACTTTGATGATTTAGCAGAGCTTGAGGAATGCGCACACGACACATATGAACAGTTGTACGGGGGCAGAGCGCCCGCATCGAATTAAAACTATAAGACTTTTACAGACCAATTATATAGGCTATGGCCAAAGCATTAGGCACCATCTTTGGCGGTAGCCGTCTCCGCTCGGTAGCATCTTGGGGATGACGAGGCTGAGCGGAAACGGTTACCAATCATGAACGCACCCTTTCGGGGGAAACCTTAAAACATGAAAGTACGACAGCTTCAAACAAGCGTATGGGATGACGGCTACTTTATGTCGTTAAACGACAAGGGGCGACTTGCATTCTTTCTGCTTATCCACAACCAAGCGCTTACCATGACCGGCATATACGAGCTTCCGGTTGAGCTTATGAGGTTTCGGCTGCGCGCATCGGATGTCGAAGTTAATCAGATACGCTCGAAGTTTGAGAATGACGGCAAGTTCTTTTTCTATCAATCGTGGGTTTATGTGGCTAATTGGGCGCGACACAACACATTCTCATCGCTTGAAACTGTGATGAAAAAGTTTGCCGCCGATTTTAACAAAATACCGGCCGCCGTGCGTAAATACTTCATCGAGGTTAAGAATCTGAAATACGAACTACCATTCCAAACAGAAGCAATAGCCCTAGAGGGTATTACGGTTACTGTTAAAGGTAATGGTAATGGTAATGGGGGTATCGATAGGCTATCGATAGGCTATGGGAAAGAGTATGTAGACCCCGACAGTATCCCTGATTTAGGGGGATTGGACAATAAAATCAAGAAAGACAGGATGAGAGTTAGCGGTTTCGCTGTTATTCTGCTAATGGCTATTTTCGGGCTTTTTTGCATCAAACCCATACATGCAATAACAATCGAGCGCAAAGTAATAATTTCCACATCATATTCGACTCCTCAAGATTCTGTGAAATTGAAGTCGCCTGTAAAACCACAGATAAAAGCGACACAAACACGCTTTAAGAGGAGCAAAGCTAACGCGGGGGTCGGACTTCCAAAACCTTCCGACAGTGTGGCCAACCCAACACCGGCCCCCGTCTACGCTGAATTGCCTGAGTTCAAAAAGGAAGTTGCCCGCAAGATTGCACAGGAGTTTCCGGCGCACGCAAGAGAGATGATTGCGATTGCAATGGCGGAGTCAGGCTTGAGGTGTGAGGCGATTAACCACACAGACTCTAACGGAGTGCAGGCTGTTGGGTTGTTCCAAATAAATGATGGTAGGTGGTTTTCTGAACAAGACATCGTTAACCTCATGGATTGCAACCACAACATTGAGCGCGCAAAGCAAAAATATCAGAGCAATAAATTAGCTCCGTGGGGCGCATATTGGAATGGGGCGTACCAACGCTATTTATGGATTTTTGATGAAATATGAGGGGTACACGATTAGCTAAACGCAACAAAAATCAATCGTAGGGCATTTTACGAGCATTTTTAAGCAAAATAATTTGAGTTTCAAACTTTATACAAAAATGATAAACCAAAACTCATTACTCGCATACCAGTCGCTGGACTTAACCAAGAGTCAGAAGCGGGTGTACGAAGTCTTGGCGAGCACGGACAAGGGAATGAGCATGCAACAAGTTGCCAACGAACTCAAAACAGAAAAACATAAGATTTCCGGAAGGTTCGGGGAAATGGTCAAAGATGGGTTTATTGAGGTTGCGGAGCATGTCATCGAAAACGGCTCAAGAGTAGGTGTGTACCGAGTCAAAAAGAAAAAAACATCCGTCATGGAGTGGTATCGGCAGGAGGTTGTGAATCAAATCCGACAGCAAAACAGCATTGTCAATCTGGGCCCTGATGCCCTTTTTTAAGCATGATTACACTCATTTTACCGGAATATAAGGCTATTTCATGGAACCAGTTGTACGCCGGTAGGCATTGGTCAGTTAGGTCAAGCATGGCGCAAGACGCTCATTTTCAAGTAAGGTGTGCGGTCATCGATGCCGGACTGTCGATGGTTGATGTACCTGTGGGGATTGAGATTGTGGCAAACCTGCGCAGATTACTTGACCCCGACAACATTTGCTCAAAAATAATTATTGACGGACTCAAGGGTTTGGTGATTCCAGATGATAGCTCAAGACATGTTCTATGGGTCAAAACACGTTGCGTTAAATCGGTTACTAATTTTACTAACATTCACATCTATCATGAACAAGTCGCTTGAACTCGAAGCTCTTTTGAAGCTCACATGGATTGGTATTGTAGTGACTGTAACATTTTATATCCTCGCAGGATATGTGGGCTTGAGAGTAGACCCGATAATAAGGGGAGGCTGTCGCCCCTGCAACTATGATTTGTGCGTTCCGTTGCCAGTTCCAACACCAAATGACCAACCTTGAGTCAATGCGCAGATGTTTGAACTTGATGAACGACCCCGATATGCCTGATGATATTAAAGAGGAAGCATGGAGAAAGCTGAACGACATTATAAGTTCCCCAAACCATATGAAGAAAAAAGCAAAGGTCAACAAGCTGAAAAAAGCTGTAACTGCCAAAGCGAAAAAAGCGGTGAAGAAAAAGAAATGACCTCACTCTGCTTCTCAATCTTGGGGAGCAGGAATGAGAACATTTACAAATAGATTGGAGATGGTGACAGTAAAAAGGCATTAGGGTTAGCAATATGCGCTGGACAGACTGTACGAGTCGGTCAAACTAACTCCATCGTTGTCATCTCCAACCTGTTTATAAGTTTTATTTAGAGTTATGAGACACCTGAAGATAAAAGCAACACTATCGTACGATGATAAGATTGTGCACGGAAAAGACGTGGATGCAATAATCTGGTTCTTTGAGACTATTCTAAAAGAAAAACTTACTGTGCACTCTAATGAAATCGGAGACGAGATAGGCGAATTACAAATTACAGAAGTTTTGGAAACTAAATAACCATATGACACCCACCAAAGACACACCAAAATGCCCTAACTGTGGAGATGGAACAATACCAAGTGGAGACACTTGGAAGATGACACCCAAAGCAGAGCAGTATTACAAAGATCACCCAGAGGAAAAGCCAATAGTTAACTTTAGTGGATGCCCTGTATGTGGGAGCAATAAGACATATGAAACAAGAGCGATACATTGCAATCATTGTGCGGTAACGACTGAACGTGTTGCAGCTAAAAAATCGGGCGGGAAACCACCCACAAAACTTAATAAAATGAACGAACATTTAAACTTATTTGAAACTGTCAACGAAGCGAATAACCCCGCCTGTTTTTTAGGTGCTGTTAGCAACCGTGTTATTTTTAGTTCCTATGTGAATGAGAAAGTGGCATGGCTCGCTTACGGTGATTTTATACGGTTCGCACTATCAAATACCAACGGAGATGTCCGATTTGGTTATTATGTGGATGGCGAGCCATTCTGTTCAGGCAGCTTCGGGGAACTTAGATATTCTGGGTTTCTTAAACATGGTTGCTAACGTTCCGCAAGTATGTTTTAGTTTTTTAACCGATTAAAAAGAACAAATATGACACCAGAAAAAGAAATTGAAATAATTAGATGGATGAAAGATAATTATCCAACATTTGAAACAAATCCAACACAAATTTGGCAAATGGCACGTATGCTTAATGATTACCACGAAAGCGAGGTTAAAAAATTAAATATACTTGCTGTTAGTAGTCTGGTTTGCCCTAAATGCAAATCAGATGCAATAGCGGAATATCCAGATTACAAAGAGTGTAGAATATGTGGTAATGTTTGGTAGGGCAAACTTGCTACTAACGAATATATAAACACAATTAACATAAAATAGGAGGAACAGAAATGAAATCAATTACTGTTAAAATCACCTCAAAATATGATGAATATGATGTCGCAGATGAAGTCATGCTCGATGATGTAATTGAAGGGTTTAAGTATGTTAATGACTTTGAGTTTGAGCTTGTGGCAGAAGAATATAACGGGATGAAATGCCCTGTATGTGGAAGGGAAGACACACCAAAAGAAACGTGGGCTGAAGAACTAAAAGATATGTTATCTGATGCAGGACTAAAGCCTATCCAGTTCAAACTAAACAATCGGGGTGTGCGTATTATCAACCGTGTAGCTCAAGAGCTTGAACTCGCAAGGAAAGAGACTCTGGATAAAGTTGAAAAAATGCTTTGGGAATTACACAAAGATGAATGGAATGGTGAAAATATGGAATATAACGCAAGCCTTGACACGGCTATTACTAGGCTCGCCACCCTGAAAGGGAAGGAGGTAGGAATAAAATGATGAGCAATAAAAATTTCTTGGCAACGGTGCTTGTAATTGGAGTGTTTGGGTTTCCTAAACTATGGCAAAGGATTACTTGTCTTATATTACAGATACTTATTCTTATATTCCTATGACCCTAGACCAATTACTTGAACAATTTGAGAAGGCAACTGAGACATTAAGATATATCACACACGAAACCAGAGTTAAAAAGGAAATTTACTGGCTCCGCACACATTTCACCGAGATGGTGAAGGAGGCGTGTAAGGATGAAAAGTTGCCACCAGGAATAATGAAATGGAGAAGAATTAGTCTTGAAACAGTGCAGACAGGGGACTTACTTGCGGCATTTGATAGCGGAGTTGACCAGACTAGAGCCGAGATATTACAAACATTAGGTATTTCTAAATGACCCACACCATTGACGTTTATCAAGAACCAAAAGGCTTCCTGCTCGTTGCGAGTGGGGATTATTCTGACATTGTTTCAAGACTGTCGCAGTATCAATACTCTAAGTATTTCAAAGACATTGCCAAAGTCAGGGCGTATGCCAAGAAGCTCGCAAAGAGAGTGAGAAGGGATTACAAAAACAAGGTAGCAGTTCATTATATTGAGCATGTCATATAAAATCATAGTACTATTCATACTCTTGGTTGCCTCTGCGTTCTATTTAGGAAGCGTTGAGCCGAAGGAGTATCCCGCCCCACCCCCTGCTGTTCTTGATGATGTGAATGAGGATACGCTGTTTGTTCACCTCAACGGATACCGAGGGAATAATAACCTACCCATTCTTATCAAGTCTGATGAACTTTGTTCAATCGCACTTATCAGATTAGAGGACATGCAGACAGACTTCTCACATGACAAGTTTTATGAAAGAGTGGCATATGCAAGCTATACCAAAATCGGTGAAAATCTTAGTCGTGGGTTCATTCATGAGAGTGAGATTATGTCCAAATGGATACACTCTCCCTTGCATAAGGAAAACCTTGACTATCCGTATACTGAAGCATGTATTAAGTGTGATACACCATATTGTGTTCTATTACTCGCCCACTAATGGACATTGAATCCCTCTACAAAGAAGCTCACTCACTCAAAAACAAAGGCTTTAATCTTCACGAGATAGCCTCACGCTTGAAACTTCCTCCTGTGATTATTCGGATTTGGTTTAAGAGGGTTACTTTGGACGGGAGGTTTAAGCGTAAATCTGCGTAGCGTTCTTTGTCTGATATTCTCATTCTTAAAAAAACTGGTTTAATAGATAAGACAAAAAAATACCCCGCCGTTAAGCGGGGCTTGAATGCGTAATAATGTGTTTCATTTCTGAGGAAGCCTCCCTACTGTTTGCTGTAGCGTCATTTCAAAGGAGCCATGATTGGTGGCTACCCATGTTGGTGATACTACGATGCGGAAGCCATGCTTCTCGCACAATGTTTGGTAAGCGTCAACAAAAGACTGAGCTAGTTGAGCTTCGGTCTTTGGAGTCTCTTGAACCTCAACCGTATCTGGTTGTTTGTCCATAGTTATAAAGAAAATAATAATGGTAACTATCCCTTGACAACAGGTAAATACCTGATATAATAGAGATATTATCAAACATATAAAGGAGCAATATGACCTGGGGAACACCACGAGAACCACACGCAATACAAAGGCTTTCTAGCTACATTTCGGGAGCTGGGGTAGAAGTCTTTGAGTCTGAACAGTATGACGCTTTTAGTGATGACTGGTATATCGTTGGAGACTCATCGGATAACCGTGACCTGATTATGACCAGAGTACAGCTACACAACACGGAAGTAGAAGGAGGGCATAAGGCATGAAAGTAGGAGACACAGTATTACTAAAGGGAAGGGTCATAAAAACTCAGGATAACTCTGATTATAATGACCCGCACACTGCCTCGTTGGTCATTTTTGAGCATGACACCGATAAAACTCACAGGTTTATTGAGCTTTGGTTCAATGATGTATTTTTGACCAAAGATGAAGAAAAAATCAATCAGCTCAAAGATGAGTTCAAAAAGTTGTTTGCTGATGAGGTTTACGGGATAGACCCAGGACAACCTCTGTTTAGATTTAGAGAGTCCAGTGAAACATTAGCAGAGGATGTTTTTCGCTGGATTATGGAGAAACTGTATGAGTAAAGGAGTCTACAACAGCCAAGGTCGCAGGGGAGGTGGATACAAAAAAACAACCATCACTGTAAGAAAAAATGACATGAAACCAACATCCTTACCATGTGATGAAAGTAGACACAATGATTGTGATGGATACCTGACATTTTTCCCACACCTCAAGGGATACAAATGTTTATGTGATTGCCACAAGAAAAAACTATGAAATACACCATCAAACACCTACGAGCCGAGTTTGGCACAGACCGAAAGTGCCTAGAGTTTCTGTTCCAGGCACGATATGGTAAGAAGCCAGTTTGCCCCAAGTGTGGCAATAAAGACCGTTTTTACCTCATTGAGAGCCGCAAGAGATTTGATTGCTCGTGTGGCTTCACTGTCTCGCCTCTTTCTGGCACAATCTTTCACAAGTCAGATACCCCACTCACTCTCTGGTTTCACGCCATCTTCTTGTTTGCGTCCAGTAAGAACGGAGTGGCTGCAAAAGAGCTAGAACGCCAACTTGGAGTAACCTACAAAACCGCCTGGCGTATGGCAAAGCAGATTAGAAAACTGTTCAGGGATAGTGGCGACCCAATGGGCGGGATTGTTGAAGTTGATGAAACCTACATTGGTGGTCAAAAGAAGGGCAAGAAGTTATAAATTGCAGATAAAAATGATTAACATCACATACTTCATTGACCCCGACTTAACTGTTCGTGAGGTGGGGGAAGCGCCCCGAAACGGGTATTGGGAAAAGACACTCAAGAAGTTCAAAAACAGAATGGAAGCAAGACAATACGTGATTCGTCTTATGGACAGAAACTCAAAGAAAGGATATGTTAGCGCCTTAATTGAGCAGTGAAGCAGCGTTGTAGGGGGGGGAGAAGGATCGTTTCGTCATGTCAGGGGTATCTCTCCGTCAACTATGTACTTAATCGTTTTTTGCTTATCTTTGCCCATTGTTCCGTCTGTTGTATGAGCCGATGATAGTTCTTCCCAGACGTCAGATGCCATGTTGTCAGGAAACCCCCCAAGCACCAACTTTCCATAACTTGAGAGCGTACCATCAGACATAATCCACAAATACTCTTTTTTGGTTGTTGGTTGGGTTGTAATATTTGACGTTGACCACCTGAAAACTCCTGTACTTGCAACTTCATTGCACGAATTAGACATTAAGGTTACTGTAGACTCGTCCGATAAATCATAAAGGGTTATCGTTACAGTTGCACCTGTATCAAACTTGCCTAGTATTGTTGGTGTTTCGCTTATTTTGTACCTCATGTTGTTTCCTGATCAATAAATATAACTTGTCTTTTCAAAGTAACTATATCTGT